TTCACCTCATGACCGCAATACGAACAGAACCGTCGCTGTTCTCCTCGATTCCTCGGAAACGGTTTGCCACACTTTCCGCAGAATGCTTTCCCGTTGCTCCATTCCGGCTTTACTGGCTCTTGTTCTTTGAGTATGGAATAAACATCTGTCGCTAATTTCTTCGTGCATTCTTTAACAGATGAATTATCATCCCAATATGGGCAACTTGTTAAACACCCTTCATTTACCCTGCAAAGCACAAAAGCATTTACAATTTTCTCCCTGTCAGGCATTCACTTCACCGACCTTCCTACCATTTTAACAGGATGTTGTTTGTTCCTGCGGTTGGCTCTGTCCCCTTCACCGCCTTTTCCATCCGGTCATTCCACATCTTGATGGCCAGTTCTCTGGATATATAGAACGGTGAACATTTATAGATGTACCCCGGACACAGCGAACCGTTTATTCCGTCGCATCCAATAATCCACGTTTCGTTCTTGATGCTTTCAGGGTTCAACTTAAGTTGCATCATCAATGATTTGCTGCCACAGAACGGACATGGTTTCAGTTTTTTCATTCCCATTTCACATGCCTCCCGCAATGTCTACAAAACAAATCATTTTTGAATATTTTTGTTCTGCATTTCCTACATTCATATCTAAAAATTGTTCCATCGCTTCTATGAAAAGGAATTGGCTCAACCGCTTCCTGCTCTTTCAGCAGGACAATGGCTTCGCTGTTGACCATTGCAATGCAATCATTGTCATCGTAACTGAAATGATTGTGATAAGGGCAGCTATTGCAAGCATCTCCATCGTTTTCTTTCATCCATTTTGCACAAGAATTCAGCCCTTTGATAACCTTCTCCCGGTCAATCATTGTGTTTGTCCCTCCGTTTCCAGTGCTTCCAGCTGGTCGACAGTCATAACCGTAACTGACCGGAGCCGGTGACCTCTGTTGTGTTTTAATCGGCTGCATTCCTGATACAGTGTATTGACCGATATACCGAGTGCCGCTGCGCATTCCTTTGCCGTTGCGTATGCTATAATGATCGTGTCATCATCCGGTTTGTTGTTCCACGCGCAATAAAGCTGAGTCATGAATATCGCCGCCCCTTCAAACCTTGACGATGTTGCAGAAACGCAGCACTTTATTCTCCCGGATGAATCGCTCGGCCACTGCCAAATCCCGAAAAACACGAGCCTGTTTCAGATCGGGCGTATATTCTGCCGTCACGATAGCCCCGCCGGTGCGTTCTTCTCTCCCCGAAAAAACCGGTTTTCCAAACTCCCCGCAATTCCATCGAACAGCTGAAACGTTGGTGATTTCCTTAAGGTACGTTTTTCCGTTAACAATCAGGTACCCCACAGTCGCACCCGCTTTCGATTCTTTTCACGCAGTTTTTTAATATCAGTACGGCAGTTCTTCTTGTTCTGCATTTGAAAAAGGATTGTCTTCCGGCTCAACCCTTGTCATTCCGCTCTGCCGATCAACTGAATCGCCTTTACTGGAAAGGAACTCAACCTCTGTAGCATTGACTTCGAGCGATGCTCCATGTTTTCCGTTCTGCGTTTGATATGTCCGGACACTTACCGCCCCAACAACGCATACCTTCCGGCCTTTTGCAAGATACTTTCCACAGTTTTCTGCGAGCTGATTCCATGCGCTGACTCTGAAGAAATCAGCTTCCGGTTGCCCTTCAACCTTGTTTCTCCGGTTTACCGCAACGTTGAAATTGCACACGTTTTTTCCATTCGGTGTAGTCCTCACTTCTGGATCACTTGTCAGATTTCCAATAATAGTCAGTCGATTCATTGTTTTTCTCCTTTATACTTCTTTGATTTCAATCCCGTGCCGGTATAGCATCAGCTTCTTTTTCAGTTTATAAACATCTGTCTTTATGCCCTTTGCATCCTCAACTACCAGTTTATACGTCTTTCTGTCCCGGTACACAAAATCGGCAATATATTTTGCTTCCCGCTCGATCACTTTGCCGGTGATTTCATCCCGCTGTGTCGGGATCAAGCAGAACGTGACTTGCCGATCAAGCTCGCATATTTCTCCGGCTCTTTCAAGCAATTTCAATTCTGCCCATCGTTGAGCTTCATGCTTGGAATCAAACACTATTCCGTCAAGCTCTGTTTTTCTGTTTCCGTATTTGCTTCTACCCGTTCCAGAAACTCGCTTTTGATAAATCCATTGTCCGTTATGCTCCACTCGCTTCCCCATGCGTATACGATCACCTCGTCACCATTTTTTAGCCATTTTCTTCGCGTCCCGCCTATTGATCTGCGACAAGCAACCCGTCCATCGCTTATTATTCGTGCGGTCACTTCCTCAACAACCGGCTCGTCTTCGATCAGAAAACCGGAATGTACCCAACCCTCACCGGCTTCTGTTATTCCAAGGACATGAACAAAACCGTTTTTTCGTTTTCCATCAGACAACACCCGATCTCCAAGCATCAAATACCCCGATTCTGCGCTTGCTTTTTTCGCATGTTCTCGCACGCATACAAAGCTGTCTGGTTGACAGATGGTAAAATACTCAACTTCCTCAGCAAAGCACGAAATAGATGTCATTATGAAGCAAATAAGCATGATTGTGATCCAAAAGATCGATATCAAGTTTCGTTTCATACCCGTCCTCCTTTGTAATCATCCGTTCTCATTCATGCGGATAAAGCGTTTCATTGCTTCCTGCTGCTCAGAGCTATAATCGCGTTGATGATAGCTTCCAGCCGCTGACGATTTAACCTGTTCCGTAGCTCTAACTTCATCTTCCCAACGTTTGTTGTTCAGCCATGTGGCAGGGTGCGGAATGTATTTGCCGCCATCTTCTTGCCACTGCTCAGAGCTTTTCTGCTTCTCAATCGCCGCAAGAATCTTCTGTGTCAGTTCTTCATCCGGGTTTATCTTCTCCCATGCTCGTTGAGCGTTCGGCTTACTCTCTTTCCTTGGATACGCCGTCCAGAACCGGACAAACCTTTCAGCAACATCTGCTTTTTCTTTTTGCCGTCTGCTTCGTTCTGATTTTGCTTCTGTTTGCTTTACTTTGTTGTCATTTGCTGTCGTTTCTTCTGCTTTGCTTGCGCTTGCTTGCTTTTGCTCCGTCCTGCTACTACCCGCCTTGCTTCTCGCAGCAGAAATCTCATCATTTCGATCAACTTGCCCTTTCATAAACCGAAAAGCAACACGCTCGATGCCTGATAACTCATCAATGATTTGATCGTAGCTCCTTCGCTCGCTTGCGTAATCTACAATCGCGTCAATCAAATTCCCTTTTTGCGTCTGATCCAAGTCCATCGTTGTCTCCGTCCAGTCAAAGAACACCGGAACATATTTCTTTGCCATCCATTACACCGCCTTTTTGTATCTGGCATAGTGTATGGTATCGCCGTACCGGTTTGTTGAGTAAACCGTTTCCGACTCTATTGTGATCCCCATTTTACGGAGATCGTGAATTCGAGATGCGAGTCGAGTGATTCCCATTGCAAACGCTTCCATTGTTGTGATTGACCCAGAATCTTCTAACACCTGTAAAATAATCTGGCATTGCGTCATCTGCTATACCTCCTGTCCATAGCCCTCAACTCTTACAAATAGTTTTTTCGAATCAATAGCATCCATTCGTTGTGATCGTGTGTTCGTTCGTACGCCGATTGTGCTTTCTGCTTCAAGAATAGGTTTTTGTCCTTGTCGTATTGTGCGCCATCCGTTCCTGTATGGCAGTTATGGCAAAGCCAAACCCAAAGCCCGTTTTCTTCGCTGATCTTTCTGTTTGCTGCCCCGGCAAATATGTGATGCCGTTCCAGATCATTCATTCTTCCGCAAAGATAGCAACGCTTTTCGTCCTGCAAAATAGACTTGCTCATGCGCTCTCCATCTTTTTCTGAAGGTTGTTCAAATCTGCTTCGCCGTTGCACTTTTTGATGATCGAAGCGTATTTCATCCGGTAAGAACTCAATTCGGATAAGGCTTTCCGTTTCAACGCTTCGATGCTGTTTGCACTTTGCATAATCACGTTCATAGGAGTGTAGTTATTGCTGTGTTCTTCAATTTGAAACGCATACCGTACAGGTTTTACTTCTTCAACCGTTTCCTCGACAACAACCAGCGCATTGATGATATTCCGAGCCTGATGATCTCTCCACTTTATCGCCGCATTGGTGTCATCCCACTCAAATTCATCATGCAAGACTGCATCCTTTGGCTTGCTGATTTCCACAACGCTTCGTGCGTTGAGCCTATCTTCCTTTGCAAGCTCATCGAAGAGCTGTGCAGCCAGACTTGGATCGGCCTTGATTCTTGTTCCTTCCTTCCACTTGTAGACACTCATTGATCAACCCTCCTTTGTTTTTCGGTGCTTTCCGCGCCTGCCATACCGCGCATGACCGCACGATACCTTTCCTCACGCAACCATTACTTGCCGGAACCCGACTATCCCTTCCTCGCCTGCCGAACCCATCCCGGACTTTCCAGACATAACCTTGCCTCAACTCGTCCCACTTTGTCTCTCCACACCTTTCCTAACCAGCCTGACCTCGCATAACCTTGAGCATCCATGCGGAACCTATCCTCTCCAGACCAGCCATACCCAAACAAGACTCGTCAATTCCAACAACACCTTGCAACAACTTGCCAGACCAGCCACGCCTTACCGGAACAAGCAACACCTCTTTGAACCCCAAATTACCCCAAAGTACCGCACAACGTCCCGCAAAACCTAACCTCGCATTTCCTGCCACGCCAAACGCTACCATCCATACAATACAGAAACACGACCTTCACAAACCAACCATGCCAAACCTGCCACATCCGTCCTCGCCTCACCAAGCATCAACAAAACTCTCCGCACCATTCCTGCCCCGTCCGGGGAAGAGCATTAGCCCTTCCCCGTGTCTACATGGAACATTCCAAACTGACCGTCTTTTTCCGGCCTGTACTCACCCACGCCGTTGTACCTTCCTCCTGCTTGAAACATATTGGCAATATCTTCCAACGTGTAAATTCCATCTGCGTCATAGCTGATCGTCAAATCACAGTACCAATTCTTGAACTCGCCACGCCAGCGCAGATCAGGAGTCCTTCCAATGCCGGACAGAATCACGATATCCTCACGCATCGTAGGCGCACCGCCTTGAATTTTCACGAGCTGATAACCTTCGTCATCAATGAAATCCGGCTTGATGAAAAACAACCCTTTTACGCCTTTCTTGTTGGGCAACCACTTCTTACTGTACGCTGCATCAATCGCTGCCTGTTTGAAGCTTTCAACCCTAAAACCCCATTCTGCGCCGTTCGCAACGGCTTCGTTGAAGGCTTCTTCCGTGTACTCTTCCGGCTTCCCCTTGATCCAGTACATGGATTCGATAAAGCTTTCCATTGGGGTTTGGTATTCCTTCTTGTCTGTGATTCCGGCAAGCTCCGCAGCCCTCGCACCAGCAGGAAGAGCGCGCTTCATCTTTTCCGTCCACTTGTGAACAATCAGAGGAGTGTCACCGATAACACGGATGGTCGCAACCTTGTCAATGATGGGTTTGATCGTTACAACAGTTTCTTTCTTGGTAGCCATGTGATTAGCCCTCTCTTTCTTTATTTCTCAACGGGTTTTCCCGCTTGAGTTTGTTTTTTATTCCAGTTTCCAATAAGTTTCGCTGCCTGTTCATCTGTCAGCGTTGGTATTCCCAAGGCTTCCGCATCCTGTATCAACGAATCAATCAATTGCGACATTTGCTTTGAATCATAAACGCTTGAACCGTAATACAGGATCACGTTCGTGCATCCGTTGACTTTGCTCGGCATAGTGTCAGTTTGCCAACCGATTCCGTTCTTTTTCCATCCATCGCAAAGCCTTTCAACGGCTTTGTCTTGAACGCAAACAGTATCAGATACACCGCCGATTTCCCGAATTGCTTGCCTGTACACATCGAGCTTTCGCTCGCCGGTTTTCTCCGCAATCTTGTCGATTAGAACCCAGCAATACGCATTTGCGTCCAAGCTCCGATGACGATTGTGCTTTTTAATTTCAATGTTGACTTCCTTCCCGGCAAGCTCGTCATACAATTCTGCGATGTTTGTGGATGTTGTAAATGAAGCAATCCACTCTCCGTTCTTCCAAGGCATTATGTTTGCCAGTTTTGCGATCATTTTCTTTCACCATTCGGATTGAAATTTTTGTATATTGCATCGATCATTTGTTTCGCTTCTTCCATTGTCTGCTCATCAGATGCGACATCCTTTATTATTCCATCATCGATCAACTTTTTACGCATTTCGGCAAATTTTTTCACCATTTCTTTGGTGTCCGCAATGCCGAACATTTGCTTCATGAACGTAATCTCATTCGCGACATAAGCCTTAACCGGATCAACCGGAGGAACCTTTTCCGCAACGGAAACTGCCGCGCTGTTGGATTTCTGTGCTGGTGCTTTCTGTTCGTCCGGTTCTTCGTCAGGCTTTTCCGGCTTTTCCGGAGCTTCGTTGGTGATTTCGCCAAACTTGAAGCAAATCTTCCCGGTTTTCTGATTCTTGATCTCAAGGCCGGTTATCACGCCATCCGTATAACCTATTCCGTGAACCGTAAACCGGTCATAGCACTGCGGTTTCCCATTCCTGTCTACAATGTTACAATCCTTGCCATTGATCCAAATGAATGGTGCGGTATAAAGCTCACGACCGATTCCCCAATTGAAGCACGCACGCTTGAAACTATCAGAAGCAAGCCCCTTTTCCTTTTCCGTATTGCTTTCGGTTCCTGTGTCTTCCTTGCTCACCCAGCGATTATTTTCCTTGTCCCAGATCGAAACTGTGCAATTCGCATTTTCCCGGCTGTGCTTGCGCTCCCAATTCATCGGGCCAACCGTTTCATCCAGAATGTTCTGATCGCAACGAGCGTCCTTGTAAAGCAGGAGAGAAAGCCCCGAGCTATCTTGCGTCTTTTTGATCTGCGCAATCCGGCAGTCAATCTCATCAGCCCTCAACGTCCGAAACATATTCACGTTACTTTACCTCCACAACAAATTCGTCTTCCCGAATCACTGCTTTGATTCCCGGAACAAGCTCCCCATTTTCATCAACAGCGTTTCCTTCCGCAGTGAACCGCAAGCCTTTTTTCAACCCAGCCCAATCAAGGCTTTCTTTCACCTTGATATAGTTTCCACCATTTTTCTTCAACCAATCCAGAACTACCGGCTCGTCCTTTTCGTATTCCGGTTCCCTATGCTTCAGAACAAGCTCGCCAGTTGGCAACTTGTAGCTTTCCTTGGTCTTGGTTGATTTCGTGAATCCAGCCTCCTCCCGGTTATTGAAGTATCCGCGCAACATGCTCTCAAAGAATTCAACCTCTTCATCAGCGCGATCAGCGATCATTTCAATCTGATCCTGATAAAACTGCATCTGCCGCTTCAGCTCTTCCGTTTCCCGATTCTGCTGTTCCCTGACCTTCCGAATTTTATTGAGACACCATTCGGCCTTCATGTCATTGTCTACTTCAAACCGTTCCCGGATAACTTCGTTATTTTCAGCCAATACTTCGCTCACTTTATTTTCCTCCTTGCGTTTCGTTCGCCTACGTGTTATAATCAAACACGTAGAAAGTCGTTTGATTAGCCCTCAACGCTTTCCGTTTACCGGCTGAAAAGCCGGTTTTTTGTTGCCCTCATTCGCTCACCACCTCCTCAAATTTTCAAGATCGCATGTGTGTTTTCTGCGCTGCCGCAACCTCCATTGTGCGATGATCCCAAATCGCCGCCAGCGAGCGCGCTTTCCTGTTGGCGAGTGATACACGATCATGCCAAGTTGATTCGTCATTTTCGCTCACCCTAATTCCGTTCCAATCTTCGAAACAGTCAAAACACGATCTTCATCTTCGCCGCCGTGCCAGTAAGCGTTGTTCACACACAAGCAAGGTTTCCCGTCTGTTACGTTGTATGACATTCCCAAATATTTTCCATTTGGGTTGTATTCCAGATAGATTGCCTTGATCTCCTCAAGCATCCCAATAATTTTCTCTTCGCATTCGTGCCGTGTCATTTGATTAACCCTCCTCAACGTTTTCTTGGAACAACAAGTTTCCCTATCTTTGGCGCGACCAATCGCACCTTTCCTCCCGGACATTCCATCCGATTCTGCTCCCACGCCAACAGATCAGATTCGTATACCGTCAGCGGTTTTTCCATGTGCGTCATCCTGCGGATGTAATTTCTGGCGCACTGCATTGAGCACTTATATCGCTCTGCTACATCCCGGGCTGTCAAAATCGTTTCCGTCATCATCATCCTCGAACAATTCTTCCCATACGCAGCCGTAAACCTTTGCCAGCACTTTGGCCTTTTTCACGCTCAACGCTCGCTTGCGATTCTCGTAGCATGAAATTGAAGGCTTTGAAATGCCTGTAAGCTTCACGACCTGATTGATTGACAACCCCGCAGCTTTCCGCTTTTCGCGCAGCCCGATTTCCATCACCCCCTTCTCACGTAGCCTTGGCGAGTTCAGCTTTTTCGAACTCCATGGTTAATCATACTCGAATGTTTTGAAAAAGTAAACCCCCTTTTTGAAAAAAGTTTAGGATGTCCGTTCTTCGCTGGTTTACTTTTTGTAAACCATTTGATATGATATCCGCAAGGCAGGTGAGTTTTATGAAGAAATTGAAAGAATTACGCAAGAAGGCCGGATACACTCAGGCAGAGCTTGGTAAACTTGTCGGAGTTACAAAAAGCACAATGTCCACGTATGAAAGCGGTGTTCATGAACCTGATATTGAAACAATCAAGCGTTTCGCCGACATTCTTGGCGTTTCGATTGATGTTCTCGTTGAACGCGCACCAGACAAAACAGACGATGACGAAGCGTGGCTCATTCGCGAAAGATTGAGACGCGATCCTGATTATCGAATTCTTTTTAAGGCAGCAAGCACAGCAAGGCCGGAACACTTGAGAGCGGCAGCAGCGGTTCTCCGTTCCTTGAAGGGTGATAGCAATGCTTGATGAGAGTGATTTCCATGTTTACTTCGCGCCTTTTGCCGGAGACATAAAAGCCCTCGTAACGCTTGGAGAGGACAGTTTTTACTCAATTTACGTTAACTCGAACCTTCCTTTTGAAGCCCAGAGGGAAGCCGTAGAGCATGAAATTCAACACATTCTGAACAATGACTTTTACAATGATTTATCGATCCATGAGATAGAGGAAGGGTAGTTTATCTTCGTTTTCTTCTTCGTTTTCTTTTTTGTTTTTGTTATTGTATTTGTTATTGTTATTGTTTACTGAACTTGATACGGTTTGATTATCAAAAACGAACAAGCACCAGCAAAACGGAGCAAAACCATGCCGAGACAGAAAAAGCAGCACTTGAAGCAAAGGCAAGATGGAAGATTTGTTGCATATTACAAAGGAAGGCCATTCTATGGAAAAACAGAAGATGAAGCCCTTACATTGCGCGATAATTTCAAACGAAGCGAAATAACCGGCGAAGTGTACAACCGAACCGTAACCGTATTTGAATATGGCTCTAAATGGCTCAAAATTGCGCATCCTGCTGTGTCCGACTCTACGTTCAAGGGTTTGGCAATCCACCTTCAACACCTCGTAAATCAGCAAGGAAATGCGTTTATTCGTGATGTCAAACCGCTGGACATAAAAGCAGTGTATTCGTCAGAATACAAAAACGCTTCCAACAGTTATATAAAAGCAGCGAAGCAATTATACATTGCCCTGTTCGATTCCGCAGTAGCAGATGGCATCTGCCGGTTCAATCCAGCCCGTCAAAAGTCAGCTCTACCACATAGAGGCCGGGAAGGTGGTCACCGCGCTATCACGGAGCAGGAAAGGCAATGGATCAATACGTTTTGCCACGATCACAGAGCCTATCCAGCTGTTATAACCATGCTTTACGCTGGAATTCGGCCCCAAGAAGCCAAAGCCCTTACTGTTGAAAAAGCATATGATAAAGACAATAACGTTCTCCATGTCACCGAAACCGCTCACCTTGACGGTAACAACAATTACCAGATCACCGGCAAAGGCAAAACAAAGAATGCAATCCGGGATGTTCCTGTCTTCCCGCCCGTTGCGGAAGCATTGAAAGACATGAAAGGCCTGTTAATTACAACGGCGAAAGGAAAGCAGATTACTGTAACAACTTGGCGAAATGCTTTTGCATCATACAAGACTTGCATGGAAACGGCAATCAACGGTTGCCACAAACGTTGGTACGGACACACGAAAGAGCATAAAAAGATACTGTCCGCAGGAGGAAAGCTCCCGGAATGGATCGAATTCACTGTTGTACCCTATGATTTACGCCACAGTTTTGCAACATGGATTCGAGATCACGGCGTTGAGCTTCACACTGCCATCGCATGGATGGGTCACTCAGATGCGAGCATGATCATGAAAATCTACGATGAGGTGACGGACAACCGCAGCAAAGCGGAAGCCGAAAAGCTAAAAAAAGCCGTTTTTCACGGTCAGAATGACGGTCAGTCAGAAAATACAGAGTCGGAAGCCGTTGAAAAATAAAGAATGCTGCTATTTCAAGGCTTCGCCTGTTAACCGAAGGGTTGTAGGTTCGAGCCCTACCTGGGGAGCACAAAAAACCCTTGGAGAATACAAGCTCCGAGGGTTTTTCATTTTCAAAAACGTTGGTAAAAACAACAAAAAAGTGACCAAAAGCAAAAACAATAACGGTCAAAAAACGGTCAGACCGTAGATTGTTGGTAACTCCAAGCTCCTACGCAATTACCCACGTCCGGCGATTTGAATGGATAAATACTCATTCGGAGCATGAGGCGGGTAGACGGGTGGTTTCTGTTGCAAATAGACGCACATCAAAAAACGGGAGCCGTTTCCGACTCCCGCCTGTTCATGAAAGTTTATCCATGACTGCATTGTACAACTTTGGCTGAATTATCTGAAGCGTTGACATCAATTCATCGATCACCGGCATCACCTCATACTGATCCTTGCCATCAACCGCACGAGCAAATTCACTATCGCTGTCAACTTCAATCAAGTTTCGATTCGGTGCTGGTGCGTACGAGTAGGCTGGTTGTACGTCTTTCTTTTCTTCCCCGTACAATTCTCGCTTGATGGTATAGAAAGCAGCCAATTTGATACATGTGCTTGCGTCTGGATTTCGCTTTCCTTGACATTCGGCAATAGCCGCATCCAGATCATGTTCTGTAATCACGGCTTTTCCTCCTGTCACATTTTGTCGATAAGCCGCTTGATCTCCATGCGGGTTCGATCATCAGGAGCTTCATTCATCAGATCGCGCAGTTTATCAGCCAGATCGTGACGGGAATACCCTTCGTTGACGTATCTTCCATCACTCGCATAACGCCCCATGCTATCGCGTCTTTCGCTCATGCCGTAGCCACGTCCACGGTTTGACCGATTCATACCATCGTCATAAGCCCACGGATAATAACCGCTATTGCCTTCCTCATACCCTTCAATGATCTTGTCCAGATTCTTGACCGTATGAGCCAGCTTATCAACAACATCCAGAGTCCCAGCTGTCAATTCGCCTTTGGAGCCATACTCCTTCAACTCTTTGCACAGCATTTCCTTGAGTTCATACAATTCTTTCATCGTCTGTTCCTCCTTCCTCAAGAGATTCTTGAAACGGTCAAATTCGCGTTTTGCACGTTAATCGCAGGAGCCGCACCCGCAGCCGCCGCAGGAGTCGAAGTATTCTCAACCGCAACGGAGAAACAGCAGCCTTTCGGTATCGTGATGATCGCCGTTGATGTTACGTTAAAATACTGATCTACAGCGGCAGGAGTAACTATTGCTCTGCTGGTCGAAATCGGTTCGCCGTCAATCGCCAAGGAAACGCTGATCGGCCCAACTGTACCGTCCTCTGGCAGCGCAATGTTTCCATTGAACGTAACCTGATAACGAGCAAAACAGGAAGTCGGATTGTTGACGATACCACGGAGAATTACAATCCCGGACTGATTCCGGTGATAGACATAGCCTTTATTGCAACCGATAGCCGTTTCAAGCAGAACGTTCTGCCCCGGCTGAACAAGCTGAATAGCATTTTCGACAAATTCTGCCATTGGTATCACTCCTTACATGCCGCAGCCGCAACCGCTGTTGTTGCCACCGCAAGTAAAGATTGGCTGGCTTCCGTATACGGGCTGTGCCGGAATCGGGCAACTCCGCAGTTCTCCGATGATGGCATCCCGGATATTTCCGGTCTGCGCCGCCTGAGAAGCCGCCAGATTCGCCATATTCAGCTGGTTCTGAAGGCCAACGTTGTCCCTCTGAGCCTGTGCAAGCTGACCCTTTACGCCATCCAGTTCGAGCTGGCACAGCTTGTCGAGGATCGCCTGAGTGCCGCGAGTCTGAGAATCGATGATGTCTTTCGTGTTGTTCGCGTCCGCAGTCCTTGTAGCGCACGCTTCCGTTGCAATAGCGAATTTCGTATCGGCCGTAGCCGCCCGGTTGTCGCAGCAGCACTGAGCAAGCTGCGCTTGAAGTGCCGTCATGCCCTGAGTGTTGGCAGTCTGAGCCGCATAGCTCCGCTCAAGATCAGCGATCTGATTCGCGTACATCTGCTGCGCGATGGCGTTCTGCGCTCCGGTTACCGCAGCAGTCGTTCCGGCGAATCCGCTACACAGCTGATTCGAGATACCATAAACGCCGTCACGAATGCTTGTAATATTGTCATTAAGCATCTGATCACGGAAACCGCCGTTGATATTCTGGCTGTTGTTCATCCACGGATACAGATCGTTCATGCTGCCGCCAAAGCCGCCGAAACCGTTGTTCCAACCGCCAAGCAGCAGGAACAGGATCAGAATCCACCAACCGCCATTACCGTCCATGAAACCGCCATTGCCGCCGTTTCCGTACATGGGAGCTACGGGCATAACCATGCCGCTCCCGTTCTCATCTGTAAGAGCCATTGTTTTTGATTCCTTTCGTTGATATTTATTCCAATCGTCTATGCGCACTTGACGAAAGAAATCATTTTTGATGCGTTTTAATGTGTTTATCCGCGAATTTTCCGCGAATTTTCCGCGAAATTTGACATTAAAATGCGTTTTGAATGCGTTCACATGAAAAAGTGATCAATTTTTTCCATGAACTAAAGACTTAAGATTTGTCTTGCGTTTTAATGTATTTTATGGTGTTTTAGGGTTGCCCAGCATCTTCTGAAGCTGGTTCGCCATCTGAACAGCCCGGTTATATTGTTCCTGAGAAACCCGGCCAGAATTCAAAAGTTGCTGAACCTGTTGCTGTGGGTTTCCTTTGAACATCCGTTGAAATTGCTGAAACCGCTGGAAAATGTTGTTCTGTGGTTGCCCGTTCATCATTCCATATAGCGGATTACTCATTTTCATCTTCCTCTCTACGTCTACGCCTTGTCAGATTATCGACACGATCTCGAAGTGCCGTAATTTGCTCAGAAATGGTCTTTATTTCATCTTTAGTCGCATAGTTGGATAAATTCTCATTCGCGGACTGAATCGGGCTATTTGGTGCGTTTTTGCTTGAATCTCGTATTGTATAATCGAGAACCTTCATGGACGGCATTCCAGATCCATCTGCCGATTTGAGGTATATCGTCTGGCTCTCGCTATCCCACAACTGAACAGTGTTATTTGGTGCAACCAAGTATGCCTTTGCTCCGGCTTCGCCAGATACCCAGATAATTCCATTTTGTTGCACGGGTGCTTGCACGGGTGCAACATTCTGCGGCTGTGCTTGCACAGGCGTGTAAGATTGCGTGTAAGGCTGAAAAACCGGCTGATAGCTCATAGGATATCCGTTGTTGAATACTGCCATTTATTTGTCCTCCTTCGGCTTCCACCAGAAATATTGAGGAATTTCCTGCGAAGAATCCCAACTGTCGTAAATCATGCCGTCTCGCACTGTAGCTACATGGTTTCCGAATCCAAGAACATAGACACCCTCCGGCCTTTCCTCTGCGAATTGCTCCGCTGTGTAGCAATCCGGGCAATTGTTCGGAATTACCGAACGTTTGAACCCGTTCTGCCGGAGAACCGCTCCCCAAACCGAATTCGAGCTTGGCATATCTGCCATCTGAAAAGCATTATTGGCGATCATCGCAAAAGCTGTTTCCCAATCAACGCCAAGCGCAACAGATACGGCGCGAACAGCACAATCTCCAACATTACGCCCAGCTGGATTTTCGTTATACTGTTTCCATCTGCTCACGGCACGATTCCTCAACGCTTTCTACGTAACGTTCAAACTCGTCAAGCTTTCCTTTTCGCTTGTAAGCTCCGTACATGTACAAGGCAACATCCCTTGTCATTCCGCAGTCGATCAACCGGGCAATCAATTTGTTCATTATTTCGCCCTCCTTCTGCGAAAATTATGGCAAAATAAAAGCCCGTTCACGAGGCCGTGAACAGGCAATTTATAGGTATCTTTCAACCTATCATTTTTTCAATTCTTCCTTGAGCATTTTAAGCGTGATATTATGCGTTCCAAGCTTTTCACTGATCCATTTACCATCCTCAAGCCGCGCATCATACGATATGTATTCTGGCGTGAAGCTTCGATACAGGCATTCTCCATCTGGACTATAACCAGTTTCGCTTTCTCGCTTATGCGCCCACATTCCATTTGAACAACCCTTTGCGCCAACATTGAAGCACACATAACCGTTATAACCAAGCTTTTCAGCCAAATCAAGGAATGCTTTCATCTGCTTGAGTTGAGAAACGCTCAAATAATCATTCCACCAATCAAAAATCGAAAGCTCTTCGCAAACGTCTCTGATCAGCCACCTTTTCGAATAGCGGCGCAATGCTTTGAATTTTTCTCCATACTCGATCAGCTTTGCAATGTTTTCTTCAACCTCAAACCGATTTCCCTTCATTTTGCTTCCCTCCCATTCTGTTCAGCATCACATTCCGCAGTGCTTCACGCTTCTTCGCCACGCTGCCGGAGCAATCATCCGACAGCAGCCAGCACTCAAACTCTTCCAGCAATTCCTCGTTGCTCAAATCTTCATACAGATTTTCATAATCCTCAACGTCCATTTCATACTCAATGCACATCATTACCAAGCCCTCCTCATCAAATCCTTCTCGCGTCCCATTTCCATCAAGCCGGTTTCGTCCTTGCTGACCGTGTAGGCGCAGCGCATTTCGCAACCACGATAGATAACCATGCCGTCCATCACAACAACCCACTTTTCGCCGTCCGTGCGCTCAAGCTCGCAAGCCTGTACTCGCAGGACATTGTTACCAGTACCATAAAGCCGTTTCTTGTCGGCACCAAGGAACTCAAGGTAATCGCGCAGTTCGTAGCTGTTCATCTGAGAAAGCTTCTTCATCTTTGTTTCCTCCTTATCCTTCACACACAACCCGGTAGTTACCGTTGTTTCCGTTCCTGCGGTTGATCTCAACCTTGACGATCTCATCATCGCCGAAGTCGACCGTGATCCAGACTGTTTTGCCGTTGTCCTTGGTGACTTCAGCCGCTTCCCAGCCGCCGTACCGCTTCATCAGATAATCGTGAAGTGCCTTTTCCATCGTTGCTTCCTCCTCAAAAAATGAAGTCCGTGTAAACTTCGGTGTTGCTGGTGAACATCCGCTTCGCGCCGTGGCGGCACTTGGCATTGTACCGCTCGCAATCGTACTTGTTTGCTTTGCGGTCAAAGTAGCCCTTGATGAACACCTGATCCGGTGTCGGTTCCGCAATGGGCTTTACCGTGAAGTATTCGCCCCGTTTCAGTTCCGCAATCGTCATTTCCGTGTCCTCCTTCAAGTCTGTCCTGCGGTTTCTCCCAACACCGAATATCATACTAAAAACTTTGCATAAAGTCAAAATTAAAAGATTATTGATAGAAACAAGCATTACACAACTTTTGAAAACAAAATTCTTTGGAAATACTGTACCTTTTCCAAATTTCAAAAGAAAATTTTCAACCAGAATTTTGCTATCGCTGTACTTTCGCGCTTGAACATGTAAAAAAACCGCGATTTTTTTACATCAAATTTTCCTGTGCCGTATATTGTTGGTAGATCAATCATCCTACGCATTTACCAATGTCCGACTTCGTAAATGAACCCTCGTCCATTTACGGCCTTGAGCACGAATATGAGTGGTTTCTGCGCAAAATAGAAGCATTCCAAAAATGAGCGAACAAAAAAGAGCCGTTTCCGGCTCTTTCGGTCAAATGTATTTTTCCATATCCTCTTGAATCAGTCTTTTGATGTATGAAACCTTCTTCTCGTTCCGGTTATTTAACCAGTCCAGCAAAAGCATGTCTTCCGGTTTCCGCTTGTTGAAAGTAACACCAACCGTCAGAATGTTTTCCTTGATGTATTGCTGATCGTAGCTGTATTTCTCACCGCTTGTCCGCACCTTTGGCCTTCCTGCTGGCATACACATCACCCTCCTATTGGCAAGGATAACATGCTTTTGATGATTATTCAACATTCGATCAACCTCCATTCCGAAGCTTTCTGTAGCAACCATCCTTTTCAGTCCAATCGCATTTGTAGTTTCCATCAAACCCGTCTTCCTCTTCCTGATCCCACCGGCATAATGTACAAAGCATCATCCTATAACCGCAGGAAGGGCAATCAAGCTCATAGCAATCATGCTCAAAATAATCAATCTCGATTGGGATTGAACTGCCGCATTGCGGACACATTTCCTCAAAATTGCTCACGCCGTACTCATTCCACAAAGCCTTATGCATTAACGCTTCCCCCTTCCGGAATATTCAAAATCATCTTAATCGCTTTTTCTGCCTTTGAAGAAGCGGACACGATCAGCTTCTTATCATTCCTGAGAGCTTTCAACCAATTCTGGATGTAAGCTGCGCTGTTCTTAAACGTCCTGTTGTTCTCAATTCCAAGCGTGTAGAGGATTGAAGCAGAGCCAATTTCGGCAACAAGCTCCTCAACGCTATATTCGTCATCGCCAAATGCCGCCGATTTCACGATACGGTTGAGCCGCTTTGGGTGTCCGGTGGAATGCGTCAATTCGTGGAACAACGTGGAATAATACTCAGCGGAATCCTCAAACTGTTCCGGCTTTGGCATCGTAACAGTGTCCGACGAAGGAGAATAACAAGCTTTGTTGCTTTTCCTGATGTTTAGCTTGATTTTCTCTCGATCAACATACCCCCGGCAGACTTCTTCTGCCGTCTGGTCTGGATTGAAATCATACAGGCAATCAGCATCCTTGTGAAACTTTTGCTCAATCCCATCGCACTGCTCAACTTTGAAAACAGTTGTCCATTTAAGATACGGAAAGAAATGCTTGGTTTCGTTGCCGTCCTTGTCTTTTTCCGGGAGCATTGCAAAGAACACGATCTTGCGGCCTTTCTCACCCTTTCGGACACAACCGCCGCGATCAACCGCCTGTTTGAAAGTTACCCATTCGCCAGCAATATCCTTCGTCAACTCATCCCAATCAGCGTACTTCTTTTCCGGATCAGCGAGCAAGAACTGATTGATAAGTGAATAAATGTGTCCGTCATGTCCGCTCCATGCGGAAGTCTTTACCATCGCCCATGGCTTGTACCACGGAATAAAGCCCTGTTCAAGCATCTCGCAAATGCGATCAGTAACCATCTGATAAGCATCGAATTTCATGTTCAAGCCCTCCTCGCTTCATAAAGCTTTTGATGCGCTGCTGCGATTATCTCAATCGAATCAGGAAAATCATGCGCGGTCTTTTCAAGAATCTCCATAATCGTCACGATTTCAGCATGATTCAATTCAAGCTTGTATGTTTCCGGCACAAGCTCGTAATCATCCACTTCCATGTCGGTCAGCTTACGATTGTAAGTCAAGCAAGCCCACGCTTCCATGCCAATCTTCGGAACGAACTGCTTGCCATCATACTCAAGCGTACAAACTAAACCGGCTTTTGGATACGTCCCCAAAGACGGGGGACGCTGTGTCATGTAATAATTCATTTCTGCTCCTCCTTCATGTTCTTTTTGCAATTCATGTTGCCTGATGCTCCAACACATCCATCACAAAACCCAATTGGCGGATATGAGATTCCTTCCATGTACATCCTTTTGACCAAGCATTCCGGTAATGTTCCCGGATAAACCCATCTGCCGCGCTCTCCATCAACTACAAACTCAAGCCCTCCGAAGTTGTAAGTATCAGCATTCAAGCGGCAGTCCCAAACATTACAATACTTTCCCATCATTCTGCCCTCCTAAATTGATCTTCGCCGGGGATGAGAGATAGGGAGCCGCCCCTGTCCCACTTCATCATGATCTGACCGGCATCATCAACACCTTGAACCGTCCCGATGTCACCCGGTTTCAGATGCGTGTATGGATCTTCCATTGAGATCAGAACAATCCTTGTTCCTGCCGGATAAGCTGCCCGTATGCGTTCAACCTGCGCCCGCGTTGGAAAACTAAACATTCTCAAAACCCCACTTTCTTTTTGGTCTGATTCAACAGGAAACGCCATTTGCGCCTGTTTGCCGCCCATCTGCCAATGTCAGGCATACATGAACCAAGCAGCTTCCTTCAACCAGCAACGCTCATCGCCCTTGATTCTGTTCATTTCACGTTCCCAGCCGCGAATCTGCGTGTTTAGCTTCTTGGCAGCAGCGGAGCCTTTCTCGCAAGCACGAAGCGAAGCTTTGCCAACGTTTACTCGGTTTCCCAGCAAATTGATCCGCTCCGCAACCTTCACGCGCCGTTCCTGCTCCTCTGCCATCTGCGCCTTGCTCATGCCCTTCGTACCGTAATTCATAATCTCCTTGATAGTCATAGCCCTCAACAAATCCTTTCTCCGGTCTGGCACCGGCTACGAGCGGCAGCGTCCACCGCCCGTCTGCCGAAGTCAGGCATTCATTAGATCGAACAACCGCGCCTTGAGCTTCATGATCTCCAAATCCTTCTGCTTGAGCTTCTCGGCCAGATCGTCAATCGCCTTTACCGCCTTGAGCTGATCCTGCTTCTGCTGCTCAACTGCGGCTTCAAGCTCCCGTTCCCTCTGAGCATGATTGAGTGCCTCTTGGAAGTTGCTCGCAGCTTTCTCCTGCGCTGCATCGCGGCTCTTTTCCAGATGGTTCTTGACACCAATCAAGTGCTCATACTTTTGCTCAATCGTCTCAAGCTTCTTCTCAGCGGTTTCCGCTCTGTCCTTCATGGAGCAAGCCCAATCATTTTCAATGTTCTGCTCCGCGATCTCCCAGCAGCCTTCAAAGGCAGTTCCGATGTAGCTGTCCTTACCAAGCCCGTCCACGAGCTTCTTGATCTGCGCCAGCACCTTGCGTTCCTGTTCCTTGGTTTTCATCATCTTGCCCTCCTCACTTGATCTCATCGATGGTCTTGCTGATGAAGCTGTGCCGCCGATCAAACATGCAGCAGTTGAGTTCAACGTCATCCAGACGCTCACCGGTTGTGTTATCCATCATGTGGCAGGTGACAGTCTGGAAAAGAGCATCGCTCATAACTCCGCAGAACCAGCTCTCAATCGTAGCGGTCTTAATCTTGTTTCGGCGATTCGCAACTGCGATCACGTTCCGCACTTCGTAACCATTCAGATTGAATTCCTTGCTGTTTGCCTTGGCAGCTTTCTGTTCCAGAGTCATCATTTTCTTGTCCTCCTCATCAGTCTCGCGGGTTCCGTTGGGGAAGCCCCCCAACACCATATATCTTACCGGAAACTTTGCATAAAGTCAAAATTTGAAGAATGTTGACGTAGACAGCATTTACACAACATTTGCAATTTAAGAATGTTGGTTCTACCAAAGGCTTTCCAAATTCAGAAAAAAATTATTTTGGAAGATTGTTGCTATCGTTGAACTTCCGACAATCTCATCTGAAAATCAGAAAAAATCTTTTTGAAAAATATTTTTCAACTGCTACGACTTTGCTCTCGCCATTGTCCTACGCATTTACCCACGTCTGCGCATATGAATGACCAGTTTTCCATTCGGAAGCTTGACAAGCAGGAAGGTGCGTTTCTGAGCAATTTACGGTGGTGTCTATTTGAGCAAAAGAAAAACGGGGCAATTTGCCCCGTTTCTCACGCCACCTTGCAGCGGTTCACGAATGTCTGCTTGATCCCCCGGAATTCATCGTGATTCTTGACCGTGCCGGTGATCTTGTGGATCAGTTCAAAGTCATCCGGCAGCGCATTCAGCGAAGAAGCTTTCCACATGAACACGTTTCCTTCAACGCTCACAAACTTGACCAGCCACATCATGCCGTAATCCGTTTCCCAAGAGGTGACAACTTTCGTGGAAGCAACATCGAACGTGATCCGCTCACCAATCTTGCCAACGTGCTTGCTCTTCTGTTCCGCTGCTTCATTTGCCTTCCGCTCTGCCTCCCGGACAAGGCTCTTATTCCAAGTTGGAATCAGGGAAGCGAGGATGCCGTAGTGCCAGCTCTTAACCTGTCCCATGGAGCAGACCAGCTTGAGGTTATGCAGATAGCTGCTATTGCTATCATCCTGCTCTTCAATCCAAGCCAAGGCTTCATGCGCTTCCTTGGTGGCTTCCGGCGATTCAGCGTTAAAATCAACCCGTTCCATCGTTTCCTTGATCTCATAGAACCGCTTCATTCCTTCATACCCGAAGAACTTGTCCTTGCGATCATGCGCCACATCGTAGAAGTCAGCTGCGCGTGAAGCCGTGGACTGCTTGGTATCATCGCTCTTCGGAACGAAGCCGAAGTGCCGGATGGTTTCGCTCATAAAGCGGGTGATTTCTTCAACATCGTACCACTCAACCTTGCCCCAACCACCACCAAGGCTGGACGGCTCCCAGCTTTCTTCTTCCTCAAGGCCATTGAACAGGCTGTTGTAGGCCGCAACTGCTTCCGCGCTGAACCCGTGGGTGTACTCCTTCAAGCAATTGGTTCCGACCTGCTTGATCTCATCGGTGGTCAGGTTCTTGACCAGATGAACGGTCTTGCGCCAACGCTTTGTCTGGCAGTGTTCGCAGTAGCAATCGCTGGTGTAATACTTGGTAGGAACCTTCACGTCCTTTGCGCTGTGAATTAGATTGCCATTTTCGGTGCGCTCGATGCTCGCCAGCCATTCCCAGCCGTTGATCACGGCCTTGCCCTCAACCTCAACCACAACGTAGCGGAGCTTGTGCAAATTACCGTCCTGATCTTTAACTTCCCGGTACTCTTCGCCGGTCTGCTTGAAAGTGAAGTCCATCCCGTGTTTCCGGCACTTGTTCATGATCGTCTTCATCCGCTTTTCGAGTGTTTCCATCCGGCCTTCCCAAATCGTGTACGTTGCCATTGTTTTAGCCCTCCTCAAATCTTGATTTCGTAACCTTCGCTGCGCTTCTGAGCGTAAATTGCGTTCGCTGCATTTTTCCCAGCTTCAGTATCATCGAAGGTTTTAATGCTGATCGTCTGGTAGTACGTACCGAGATCATTATTGACGTAGTGCTTAACCAACAGAACGTTGTCGGCCTTGCGGAAGCTGTAGCAATCGTTGACCATCCATCCGTTCTGCTTAACCTTCTTGACGATAATCTTCATCTGGGTGACCTCCGTTTCTGTATTTCCGGGAACCACTATTATCATACCGGAAACTTTATATAAAGTAAAGTTTTGAAGAATCTTGGAGAGAACAAGCATAGATGACAATTTCGATCTCAAGAACGTTGGTATCGCCAAGAGTTTTCCAAATTTCAAAAAAAGTTTTCAATAAAGGATTGTTGGCATAATTGATCTTTTATGGTTTTCTCCATATTTACTAATGAAAATTTCTCAAAAATAATTTCGACACAACTTTAACACATATTTGCATTGAAAAACTGCGAAGCTCGCTTTGTTGGTAAATCAACACTCCTACGCAATTACCAACGTCCGGCTTTCAAAATGAACCATCGTCCATTCGAGTGGATGAACACGAGAATGAGTGGTTTATGGCCAAAATAGAGTGGGTCAATTTTTGAGATTCGGTTATCTTTTGCGGTATAATCCGTGAAATTATTCAGCGAATATAAGGCCGAAAATTATACAACCTGGAAACCTTGGTAGGTCAACACTCCTACGCATTTACATGCGTCTCGGCTTCTGAATGAACACTCGTCAATTTACGACTTGAAACACGTAAATGACCACTTTCTGGTCAAATAACGATGTTCCATTTTTTCAGAATCGTCAAAAAACATCCCCGGTTAACAGCCGGGGATGTGCTTGAAAATAATTTGCTCGCAGCGATGAAAAACATTTCTTGCCTGTTTCGGAGAAAGCTCAAACTCTTCCGCTAAACGTTCAAAGGTAACACCATCGAACAATCGTCTGGCAACGATTCTTCTGTTCCTCTCAGCATTTTCGCCATTGATCCATTCATAGATTACAAGTTCAAGCTGCGACCGACTGTAATCTTCTGTCAGGCTCATGCTTTTACCTTTCCGGAGCCGTGGCATGTTGGACAAGTCTTGCTTCCGCTTCCGCTACTCGCCTTCACCCGTCTGCGAACCGTCCGAGTGTAAACCACTGTTGCCGCCATTGATAATCACCTCACCGCTTCCATTAAGTACGGCATTGCTGCTTCCGTCTGCGGTTGCCTGATACGTTTCCGTGATCGTTTCTGTCTGGAATTGGCTTTCATAGACGATCCATCCAGCATTTGTTCCGAGCAAAGCAACGATCAGAATGATAATCAGAATCCACAGCCGCTTGTTGACTCGCTCCATTCTGCTCATTTCGCCTTCATGGGCAAAATATGGAATAACAGCAACTTCTTTTTCGTTCATCGTTAAGCCCTCCTATCACAAGATAGGATACCAAAAAGTTCAGTTTTCATCAACTTTTTCTTTTCCAACTTCCGGCAAGCCAGCCAACGCGAGCAGCATCGCAGTCACGAAGCCAAATGCACCAGCGGACAAAACGCCAAGCCAATTTACATCGCCAAGGACAACCGCGCCCGTGCCAATGTACGCAAGCGCAGCTTCGGCAAACGTCCGGATTGCTCTGATAAGAGCCGCTTTCAGCCATTCTTTCCAATCAAATTTCATAGCATTTCCCTCCGATCATTCCAAATCAACCCTGTTTACGCCACGTTTCAGAAGATATTCATACAACTGCTCGTCAGTTTGTTGTAGCTTTTCGTGGTCATTTCCACTTTGCAAGTGCTTGACAATCCGGTGCAAGGCTTTCAAGCTTTCAAGGGTGTCCTCTTGGTTTTCCTTGAATCGCTGGTTCCCTTGCTGCAACCGGTGATCTACGGTGGTTTTCCACGTCTCAAGGTTTGATAACCTTTCCTTTACGCCAGCCATCTCTTTTGCTCGTTCGTCCCGGCCCGTCAGTTTCTTCCACGCTTCAATTCCTTTTGATGCCACAGACATGGCCTCCAGAATGATTAAAATGACAGCAAGCGTTATGAGAACATTCCCACCGCTCAACGACACTTCCGGCACTTTCCTCACCCCCCTTCCGTCATGTTTCCTGCGTCATGTAGCCATCGTATTGCTCGGCCAATGCTTCCGCTTTGTACTTTGGAAGGTGGGGAATTGTAACGGTGTAAAGCTTCATCGGCTCTGTTTTCTCCAATGCTTCCCATGTCTGCCCCCCGCAGATTCCATCTACAGGCAGACCATGATCTCGCTGAAATTCTTTGACGGCTTCCTCTGTCTTTGCGCCAAACTTGCCATCAATTCCAGTGTTTTTGCCGATATCATAGCCCAGCTGATAAAGCTTCGTCTGGAGCAGCGTAACGTATTCGCCAGAATCACCTCTACGGAGAGTTGGCTTTTCGCCCGGAGTAGGAGTCGGCTGAACGCTGTCAATACATACCGGAACGGCGTAATGAGTCCATTTCTTGTTCCGTGTTGTGAAATGCTGCACTCCAACGCTACATTCAACGGTTTCGTTATTGAAGCCAAACCCTGTATGCTCCATTGTGCTGCCCTTCCTAACGAACAGACAGCACAGGGTATTCTTTGGCATCTGATCAATCGTGCCTTTGATTTTCCAGTTGCTATCCGTATTCCACTGTGACGTGGCTCCAGCACCTTGTAGCGTCCAGCCATAAACTTGTTTCAGAATCCAGTAAGTAAAGCCCCTACAATCAAAGAATCTTGTTCTGCCACCCGGATATTCCTTACACATGGCACAGAGTCCAGTTTCCTGATCGGAACCGTTGAAATTAATGCATCCGCTTTTGATGGTCGGATGTTCCGCACCATGGCTTTTAAAGAATCTTCGTCTGTTGACTGGATCACAGTATTCACCACGCGCACCAAAGACATAAGACCAGCCCACACAGGCAAGAGCAGCATTCCAAGCAAGCAGCTGACGATCTGTCCCAGCCGCCTTGCCATCATTGATCATTCTGCCCACAAACTCTGCGGTATTCATGTTACTCACCTCTGTAATCAACGGGTTCCTGCCCTTTATATTGTCGCACAAGAAAGCGGCAATTTATATGGCAAGAAGCTGAAATTTAGACAAAAACGGGAATAAAAAGCGCACCGGGATCGGTGCGCTGTGTGGTCATTCCGCTTCGGGTTCGGGTTCGGGTTCCGGTTCTAGAATCGGCTTTATCCATGCCGCACGATTCAGCACCATCCCGCCAGAAAGCAGATCGGTGATAAAGCAGGAAACAAATGATACGTTCGGAAATTTCGGATTGTTGTATCCATATTCCATCAGCGCGGCGAGATTGCCGGTGGCAAGGTCGATGGAGTCAAGATTGTCAATTGCCTTGTCATCAAAAGCTTCTCCGTTCTTGCGGATATGATGCAGGAAAAACCTGTTTTCTTCATCTCCGGGTGCTTTCCATGTCATGTCGTACGGTTTGACGATTTCGCCGTTCTCGTCAATGATTTTGCAGGACACGAAATCAGCATCAGTTTTGCCGTACGCAAGCTTCATTCTTCCCCAGAACGACAACTGTGCCGCTTCAAGCGTATCGTGGACTTCAAAACCAGTAGTAAAGCTCCCATTTTCCCTCTGGATTCTGGACATAAAATAACTCATATTGGTTTACCTCTCTTTCTTTATTTCGTCCGTTGCTTCCGGGCAATTTTTTTGTTTGGAAACCGGGGATGATGCGGGCATCTCCCCCGGCGAGCTAATTGCTCTGATACTTGTACAAAAACCACTGCTCTATTTTAATTTTGGGGCGTTTTTTTAATTTACCAGTCGGTTATCTTAAGTCTACTTTACTTCGTAATACAGCAATTTTAGATCATTTCCAAGGTCTGTTTCCTATGACTGCCTGAGCTTCTTCGTAGCACAGCAAATCTATTATCCTAAAGGACAAAAACAGGCAACCGATGCGTTACCATATTTGCAAGCCAATGCAGTACCTTTTCTAACAAATGTGCAATACCTGCCCGGAGTAGAACCTATTGATACATTTTGGCTTTCACCAATAAAAACAACGTCGGTCTGTTGTTCTTCATTAATTAAATAAGCATATCCATCAGATGGTGCATAATATGGTGTTGATGTATATCCAAGAATGCTTATTCTTGCTCCAACAATGTGTTTTGAAATGTTGCTGTTTAACGCTAATGATTTCCAACTCCATGCACCGTTGTTATAAAACCCTGTAACAAATTCGTTTTTATAACTGGAATCATTTGATGCCGATGTAAGATTCACAACAAACCGACTTGCAGAATGACGCATTATCGTACCATAATACGATGCATTAACAAATTCTCCCTCTGAAACAGTAAATGAACATCTTATATTTTTGAATTGATAATTATTTAAGGTACTATTCAAATTAACAAGTGCAGTTTGAATTTCGGTAAGCGTTCCGCTGTAATCGCCAGTTGCAATACTGCTGTCTATGTCTGCTTTCAAGGTATTCAGTCCGCCAGCACTGTCAGCAGTCAGATTGGATGTACTCAAAGCACCATTTGCGGAGATTGCAGTTTTTGCCCAATACAGTCCATCAGCCAGACTGCTGTGATTCCTGACGAATACAGCCTGATCGCTGGCGATGGCTGCATGGGTATTGCCATTAGCGAGGATTCCCAAACCATCAGCAACATTCCCGATGCTGTCATTCAACACCTTGCCCTGTCTGGCATCCAACACGCCGCCTTCATCGACCTGATTCAAATTGTTCACAGGAGAAACCCATTCAGTCTGATAATCTGTGCCGTTCTTTTTCCGCAGAATATTACCGAAAGCGCCACCTGTTGGCACACCCTGTCCGTTTGTTCCATCTTGTCCTGCTGGGCCTTGAGGGCCTGTTGCTCCTTGCGGGCCAGTGCTACCCTGATCTCCTTTGGGCCCCTTGATATTTCCGATCAAAACTTCAGTCACGTTGGTGTCAGCCATTTCAATCACTCCAATACTACATAAAGATTTCCGGTCGCGTCATCATATCTGAACGCCGGATTTACATTGCCTGCATAAACCGCATACAAGTCGCCATTCGGTTCGACCCTTAATCCATAGAATCCAGCAACCGGAGCCGTAAACCCGGATGCACCCGTGTCGCCTTTCTGCCCTTGGATTCCTTGTGGCCCGGTTGGCCCCTGCGGCCCTGTTTCCCCCTGAATTCCCTGCTCGCCCTGTGTTCCTTTCTGACCTTTTATATTTGTAAAGGTCATAAGATAATGTCCGTCTACAAGAGAAAGATCAACGCTGGCCGGTTCCAATTCAGATCCCTGCACGGCAGTCACCTGCATATCGTTGATCTTGACCGCCGCGCTGTTTGCACTGTTTGCCGCCGTATTCGCTGAATTAGCCGCCGTTCTCGCCGCACTTGCCGCTGTGTTCGCTGAATCGGCGGCGGTGTTCGCTGAATCGGCGGCGGTGTTTGCAGCTGATGCTTTGCTGTTCGCGTTTGATGCGGCTGTGTTAGCACTTGCTGTTGCCGCTTCGCATGCCGCGATCTTGGTCAGCAGTTCATCAATGGACGGAATCACATGCGCAGGGTCAACAATAGTGTCAGTTGTAGTTCTGTAAACATTGCCTGTCACAGCTCCGACCGTCATTGTTCCCACTTTGATCACAACGCTCAGTCTGCCTACCACAGTGTAACAGCTTAACGGCAGGATCACAGATGCTTTATTCCCTGATAGTGTCCCGTCAATAATAACTGTTG